GATAGCGCAAAAAAACGGGGCTGGGCTTTGAGGCAATCTTGCCGGAACGCGACACGATGACACAGGACGCACTCGCTCGAGCGCTCAAAATCACGCGGCCGACGCTGCGCGAATGGCAGAAGCGCGACGACTGGCCGACCGGAGCGACCCTCGAGCAGCTGATTGCGTGGCGCGACGAGCGCGGGCTCGGTCGAATCAAGGACGGAAGCCTCGGCGCGCTGAAGGCCGAGCTAATGCGGCGCGACATTGAGTTGCGCGACCTAAAGCTCGGCCGCGAACGCGGCAACGTGGTCGAGCGCGAGGTCGTGCAAGATATGCTCCAGCTGCTTTCGCAGAAGCTCGACTTGCTCCTGCGGCTCAAGCTTGAGGTCGAGCTCGGCCCGCGCGTCGCCGGCAAGTCAGCGGCGGAGGCGAACGTCGAAGGCGGGCTGATCCTGGACGAGATACGCGAGGTGATCGCGGGCAACCTTGCGCGGTTCGAGACGGAGGCGATTCGGAAGAGCGCGACGGAAGATTAGGCTTTACATCCGAAGCCGCTTGGGTTCTCTTGGTCGCACGATGACCAGCAACACCAGCCAGTACATCAAGGGCCAGATTGTCCGCATCCTGCCGCAGTTCCGCGATGTTCCCATCGAGAGCCACTACGTCGTCGTCGGAGAAGACGAGGGCAAGGGGCGGGTCGACATCTCGCCGGTCGAATGGAATCACGGCCGCATCACGCCGGTCGAAGTCATCCGCGTCGAAATGATTGAGCTCGTCTGATATGGTATGGATCATACCGGAATCACTCACCTCAGTCTGTGCGCCGGCTACGGCGGAATCGACCTCGGACTGCGTCGCTGCATCCCTAGCCTCCGAACGATTGCTTACGCGGAGATCGAAGCCTTCGCCTGCGAAGTCCTACTTGCGCGAATGGAAGGCGGGCAGATTGATGCGGCTCCGATCTGGCCTGATGTTCGGTCTTTCCCGTGGGAACAATTTCGCGAGCGCGTGGATCTCCTCTCTGGAGGCTATCCGTGCCAGCCGTTCTCCGCAGCCGGCAAGCGGCTCGGACAAGAAGACCCGCGCCACCTCTGGCCCAGCATCGCAAGAGGAATTTCCATTCTCCGACCGCGGCTCTGCTTCTTCGAGAACGTCGAAGGGCACATCAGCCTGGGGCTGCGAGAAGTCATCGACGACTTGGACGGCCTGGGTTACGCAGCGACGTTTGGAATATTCTCAGCGGCTGAAGTCGGAGCTCCTCATCAGAGAAAGCGACTATTCATTATGGCCCACCGCCGCGACGAGGGACTGGAAGGATTCGCTTGGGCAGTTGAGGACGGCTACGAATCGCGACGGCTCGCTGAGGAATCGGGAGGATCAACTGGCGCGGGCGGTGTATGGCGTCGCGTTTCGTTCGCTGGAAATTGCGAGGTCGGATCCGAGGACGAACTGGGGGACACCTGCTCAGTTTGCGGCGGTGAATACGTCGAGTGCGAATGTCCCGGACCAACTCAAGAAGGTTACGAATACCGAGAGATTGGCGGCGAGCTTTACGGCCGCCAGTTCGACCTCTGGCCCGCAGACAAAGCCTCAATGCAAGAGCAATGGGAACCGCCTCGCATCACTCAACCCACGTTGGGTCGAGACTCTGATGGGCCTGCCGGTGGGATGGACTATGCCGAGCTGTGCGTCTCCGGTGACTCCCGAGTCGACGAGCTGCGCCTCCTTGGAAACGGCGTCGTCCCAGCGGTCGCCGAGCGAGCCTTCGTGACCCTACTCGATGAACTGCTTGCCGACGCCTGAGATGGTGCGAGACGTGATGGCTGCGCTAGGGCGCCGCGGCGGACTCGCGCGCTCGGCTGCGAAAGAGCAGGCCGCGAAGCTCAACGGCAAGAAGGGCGGGAGGCCGCGGAAGAAGCGATGAGCGCCGAGCGACTCCTCGCCGGCTTCCGCCTTCCGCGGCCGGATCGCTCGCCGATCTACGACTGGGCGCGGCGGCACGTGCAGCTGCCGGAATCCTACGCGACGCCTGGGCCGTTCAATGTGCGGCTGTCGCCGTGGCTCGTGCCGATCTTCGACGCGCTGCAAAATCCGCTGGTCCGTCGCGTTCACTTTAGGAAAGCCGTGCAGATCGGCGGCACGCTGGTGGCTGACGTCTGGCTGCCGTGGATCATCGCGAACGATCCCGGCCCGATTAGCTGGACGATGCAGACGGACGAGATGGTGGAGAAGCACGCGAAGACGCGCCTCTGGCCGCTTCTTGAGCGATGCCGGCCGGTGGCCGCGCTGCTGCCGAAGCCGGGGCCGCACCGCACGACAACCGAGATCTTCTTCGGCGGCTTCTTCGTCAGCCTTAATGCGGCCAACCTCTCGACCCAGCAGAGCCAGTCGATCCGGTACAAGATTAACGACGAGCTCTGGCTTCCGCGCTGGCAGGAGATCTACGGCCACGCCGTGGCGCGCGTCTCCAAGTTCGAGGAGGTCGGGCGCTCGAAGATCTACAACGCGAGCCAAGCGCCGGTGATGGACGCGGAAACGGGCAACGTGGAGGACACGAGCTTTCGTTCGGGCGATCAGGGCGAGTGGCACGCCGAGTGCCCAGGCTGCCGCAAGATTCTGCCGGTCGCGTTCGAGGTGCTGCACAAGGAACAGCGTGGCGGCGTGATCTGGGATCGAGCGGCGCGGCGCGATGACGAGACGTGGGACGTCGGCCGCGCGGTCGAGACGTGCCGTTTCCGCTGCATCGCCTGCGGCCACGAGTCCGCGGACAACGACGCGACCCGCGCCGGCTGGGCGAAGACTGGGCGCTTCGTGCCGATGAATCCTGCGGCGCCGCGCGAGGTGCGGTCCTTCCGGCTCGAGGCAATCGTGACGCGGCCGATGCGGCTCCTCGTCGAAGAGTTCCTGCAAGCCGAAAACCAGCTAGTCCGCACGGGCGACGAGCAGGCGAAGATTGAGTTTTGGACGAAGCGGCAAGCGCTGCCGTGGATCGTAGAGAAGAAAGCCGTGAACGTGCTGCTCAAGGACAGCGGCTACAAGCTGGCCGACTACGCGCAGGGCGAGTCGATCCCCGACGAGGCGATCCGCTTTATGGCGATCGACCGGCAGCAGGACCATTTCTGGTGCGAGGTCGGCGCTTTCAGCACCGCGCAAGGGCCGCGCTACCGCCAGCTTTGGTTCGGGCGCATCGACACGCGGGACCAGCTGCGGGCACTCCAGGAGCGCTTTAAGGTATCAAGCGCGTGCGTCGCGCAGGACCGCGGCTACCGGCCGGCGGACGTGGACCGGGATTGCGCCGAGTTCGGCTGGCGCTCGATGCGCGGGTACGGCCGGCGGACGTGGACGATGCGCGACGAGGCGACTGGAACGATGGTCAACTTCCCGTTCAGCGATCCGCAAGTCAGCGACTACCGCGGCGGCGACGTCTACTTTTACAATTGGTCGGGCGACTACTTCAAGGACACGCTCGCGACCGCGCTTGAGGGCAAGGGCGACCTGCGCTGGGAACTGCCGTCTGACGTTAATCCGCTTTACCTCGAGCATCTCAAGGGCGAGGCGAAGGTCGAGGTTCGGACGGGCGTCTGGCAATGGGTCGAAGTACGAAGCAACGCGCCCAACCACGGGCTCGATACCTCGGCGATGCTGCTTTGTATGGCGACCATCGCGGGCATCATCCGCTTCGTGCCGTCAAAGTCGTAGCATTACGGGGCGTCAAAAAACCTTTTGACGGCTGCCGCTCTTTTATGGCGGCCGACAATCCCTTCCTCGACATTGACGTTGCGACGCTGACAACGCTCAAGTCCAAGGTCTTGGACGCAATCCAGGCTTGCCTGCTCAACACGAGCTACTCGCTCAACGGCAAGAGCGTCACGCGCGCCGATTTGAACACGCTCAACAAGATGCTGGGCGACATCACCGCGGCGATTGAATACCAGAACGGCAACACGACCGACACGACGTTTGTGAGCTTCACGGGCAATTGATTATGCAGACCTTCGACGCGACCGCAGTCATCCGCAACCGGCCGTGGTTCGAGCGGGCGCTCGAGACCATCGCGCCGCAGGCCGCGCTGCGCCGGCTCCAGGCTCGCGTCGAGACCGCGCTGTTCTCTTACAACGCCGCGCAGACGAACCGGCTGTACGCGCCGATGCAGTACGGCCAGCCGAGCGAGTCCTCGCAGACCGTGCGCGAGCGGGTGGTGATGATGTGGGAAGCGCGCAATCTGGTTGAGAACTGCCCCGAGGTGAAGGAGGTGAGCCGCAAGTTCGGCAATTACCTGACCCCGACAGAATACTCTCCGGCGACCGGCGACCGCGACTACAACGCCATCGTCAACGACTGGTTCCATACGTGGTGCAAGCAGGCCGACGCCACGGGCCGCAATTCGTTCCGGAAGCTAATCCAGCTTGCCGCGGAAAACCGGCCGGTCGACGGCGACTGCGGCTTCGTCATCCGCCGCGTGGGCGATGTGCTGAAGTTGCAGCTCGTGCCGGCGACCCGCATCGGCAATCCAAACGAGATGGGGCTCGACTCCGAGAACTACTTCGAGGGCGTCATCACGAACGAGTTTGGCGTTCCGGTCGCGTATCGCATCTATCGCGTGACGCGCGAGGGCGTCTACTTCGGCGCCGAGGACGTGCCGGCAGGCAACTTCTGCCACTACTTTGACCCGTTCCGCGTCGATCAGTACCGCGGAGTGACCGACTTTCACGCGGCGATCCAGACGGCGCGGATGCTGCACGAGATCCTTCAAGCCGAGAAGGCCGGCG